CCGCAATACAGTTTTTCTGCGGTTGTGTCAGAATGGACTCCGTTGAACGGTGCTGTTGGCGAGTTAGCAACGGCAAGTGTGTCCTGGCCTATCAGCGGCGCAATTACAAAGACAACATCATAAAAAACTAAGGGGGAAGCAAAATGGATGGATTATTCATAAGAGTAAAAACAAACGATGGAACAGATGGTACATATTCATTACGACCAAGAATCATCGTTGACTTTGAACAAAAGTATGGAAAAGGACTTGCAAAGTTAATTGGGGAAGAACAAAAGCTAGAGCATATCTACTATTTGGGTTGGCTCGCGCTTAGAGCAAACGGTAAAGTTGTGAAACCCTTTGGGCCTGATTTCTTGGATACACTTGAAGCTGTATCTTTGGACACAGACCCAAATTCCGAATCCACAGAGACAGTCTGACCTATTCAATAGCAGCGGTTTCTGTGGAGACAGGCTTATCTCCAACTGATTTGCTTGATGCTCCCGATGGCATACTTGAAGCAATAGTCATATACATGAAAGAACGAGCGAAGGCGCGAAGCAAGTAATGGCGGAAATCAATTACAAAGTTGTGATGCAAGGGTTAACCGAAAACATCATCGCTCTTGAACGCTTCGCGCCTGACCTCAAAAGAGAATTGAACAAAGAAATTCGTGGCATTCTTGCACCGATTGTTCTCGAGGCAAAAGGCTACCTTCCAAGCAATGATCAAATCCACCCTTCAGGATGGCAAAAAGGTGGATTCAAAAGATTCAATGGAGTCGGCCCATTAGCGCAAGATCAAACTCGTGGATTCATTGCCTACGATGCCGAACGAGCTAAGGCAGGAATCAAACAAACTGCCGCAACTTCTAAAAAGAACGGCACAGGTTTTCGCAACACTTACGGAGTCATTCAGCGTGACCCAGGTGGAGCAATCTTTGAAACGGCAGGTCGAGGAAGTGCGGCATCACGCTCACGAAGCAAGACAAGCCGTTCACGCAATCCACAGGCTTCACAACACTTTATTGGCGTGATTCAAAGAGAACACGGAGCATTGCCAACTGCTCGTGGCGAGGGTAAAGATAAAGGTCGCGCACTTATTCGTGCAGTTGAGAACAAAAGATACAAAGCATTGCAAGGAATTCGTGAGGCAGTTGACAAAGCCTCTGCAAAAGCACAGGCACGCGTTGATGCCGCAGTCAGTCAGAGAGAGGTGTAAATCATGGCAATTGTTGAGCGGATTATCACCGTCTATAATGACAAAGGTTCCAAGCAAGCCGTCAAAGACCTCAAAGGTCTTGAGAAAAATTTTATCAATGCAGGAAAGAAAATTGGCAAAGCATTTGCAGTTGCAACAGTTGCCGTTGGTGCATTTGCCGTCAAAACAGGTGTTGATGCAGTAAAAGGTGCAATTGAAGATCAAAAATCACAAGCACTTCTTGCCAATGCTTTGCGTAACACCACAGGTGCAACAGATGCGGCTATAAAAGCTACTGAAGAATATATTTCTAAGCAACAAATGTTGGTGGCCGTATCTGACACAGAACTTCGTCAGAGTCTTATTACCCTCACCACCGCAACAGGAGATTTGACACAGGCACAGGCTCTTCAAAATGTTGCTCTTGATACCGCAGCAGGTACTCAAAAAGATTTGCAGACTGTTTCCTTAGCAATTGCAAAGGCATACAATGGCAACATTGGCGCACTCACAAAACTTGGCGTGAGCATTGACAAAACAATTGTCAAAAATAAAGATTTCAAAGGCGCAGTTGATGCTCTAACAAAGGCATACGGTGGGGCTGCAATTACCGCAGCGGATAGTCTTGAAGGCCGTTTGAAGCAATTGGGGCTTGCCTATGACGAAATCCTTGAAACTTTAGGGTACGCCCTTCTTCCGGTAGTTCAAGAATTTGCAAAATATATTGTTGCAGATGTGCTTCCTGCCCTTGAGCAATGGGTCAATACAAACAAGGATGAACTTGCAGCAGGTTTGCAAGATGTCGGCACTACACTTATCACAGTTGGCAAGTTGTTGGCAGGGTTCTTCAAAGTAATTTCTGACAATTTAGGGGCAGTCAAAGCATTTGCCGCAATCTTTATCGGAGCAAAGTTAGCAACAGGCATTTATGGCATTGTCACAGCCATTGGTCTTTTACGATCAGCTTTTATCAAGCAAGCAGCAGCAGCAACCGCCGCAGGTACGGCAACCGCGTTTGCCACAGGCGGTGCTTCGGCAATCGCAGCAGCAGCAGCCATTGGCGGTTTTGTTGTTGCAGCAGGTGCAGCATATGTTGCAATCAATAAACTGACAGATGCAACCGATAAGGGTGCAGAATCAACTGTTCAATATAATTCACACTTGGGTGATCTAGCAAGAGTTGCAGAGCAAGTTGCAGCAACTAATGAAAAGAACAGAAAAGTAATTGTAAAGACAAAAACAGACACCAAAGACCTCACCGCTGCTGAAAAGAAAGCCGCTGAAGTTCGTGCTGCAATCAAAAAAGCAGGTCTTGACAAATTTGGCATCAAAAATGTTTCAGATACAGACCCAATTCAGCTTGAAGCAGCACGCCTAAATCTTCTGAAGCAAAATAACCTAGAAGAGCAACGCCGACTTGCAGCAATCATTGAAAACATGAATGCTCAAATGAAGGCTAATCAAGCAGTTGAGCGATATGTTGATTTGCTAGGAGTTGTTGCCGATCAAGTTATTTCAGATCAAGAAGTGATCCTTCTTGCCGGCAAATGGGGAATCAGCAAAGAAGCTGTTGTTGCTTACACCACGGCGATATTTGCAGTCAATGATGCAAAACTTTCCACAGAAGAAATTGACCTGCTTGCAAAGCAATGGGGAATCACCAAGCAACAAGCAGCGATGTACCTTGATTTCTTCAAATACATCAATGATGGAAAACTAGATCAGAGCGAAATCAATGCTTTGATGGATAAGTGGAAACTGACTAGCAAAGAAGTTTCAGATTACGCCGACAAGATTTCAAAGGGCGTAACTCCATCGGATTTGTGGCCAACACCTGGCAATCAGGCAGCAAACTCTTGGCGTGATGCACTTGCAGCTTTGAACGCTTATATGTTGGCAGCAGGAACAAAACTTTCACCTACAATGCCAACAGCGCCAGTAGTGCCATCAACACCTGCACAAATCACGGCGGTTGCTAAGAAAATTGAATCTTTCACAGGATCAGCAGCAAGTGCCTTTGGAACTTTGACGACAGAAGAAAAGGCAGTATTGGGTGGATATAAACCATTTGTCGGCGCACAAACAAGTATCAGCGCCCCAACAATTTCAGCACCATCAACTGTTGGATTAGGCACATCAGGAACAGGCTCACAGTTACCACCTGGAGTGACAATCAACATGACAGTTCAGGGAAGTGTGACAACCGAGAACGACTTGGTTACAAACATTCGGAACGGATTGCTGCAAGGACAAAATAACGGTCAAGCAATTGTGAAATCTGCGGTGGCAATCTAATGTTCATGCCTACGCTTGGCGTTGCAGTTGACTTTGCCAACGGCCCTGCCTTCGGCAATCCACTTATTCTTGGTGATGCTTCAACGCCACTTGGCGTGGGCATCCTGGCAGATACGGCATCAGATGTTGTTGATGTTTCTGACATTACCCTTCGCGCTTCAATTCGCAGAGGCAGAAACAGAATCCTCAACAAGTTTGAAGCAGGAAGTGCAACGATTGTCCTTGAGGATACGAATGGTGATTGGGTACCAACAAACACCTCATCGCCCTACTATGGCAAACTCGTTCCACTTCGCAAAATCCGCATTTGGGCAGATTACAATTCAGTACGCTATTACCTTTATTCAGGCTACATCACGAGCTATGACACAAACTTTCAAGTCGGTGTTGAATCAGTCTCAAGTGTGACCTTGCAATGCGTGGATGCATTCCGTCTTTTCTCCAATGTTTCGATTTCAACAGTTGCAGGAACTTCGGCAGGGCAGACAACAGGTGAGCGCATGAATAACTTGCTTGATGTTCCTGCCTTTCCAACTTCGCTGCGTGTGATTGATACAGGCGACAGCACGGTCCAGGTAGATCCAGGAAGCGATCGCGATCTGCTTACTGCTTTACAGACAATCGAAAACAGCGAATTCGGCGGTTTCTACATTGACCCTGAAGGCAACGCAACATTCCTTTCACGCGACACCCTGGCTCAAAAGGCAGATCAGACGGCAACAGATTTTGCAGATGACGGCACAGGCATTTCATATCAAACCATTGATTTTGCCTATGACGACACCCTTATCTTTAACGATGTGACCGTCAATCGTGTG